TAAGCGCGATGCCAATAACCTTCCCGACGGTTTCTTTAACGTATAAGGACGTGTTAGTATGAGTAGCGGAACTACTCCAATCCTAGGGCTCCACACCTACAATAACCTCGACGATATGGATTACAACGAGGTTACTGCTGATAATATCCAGATCGATACGCTCCCACCGACTTCCTGCTTGTCTAGTGCGCGTCCTAGCACTAACCTTTACACTGGCCGTTATATCTGGGAGACAGATACCAAGCGCATCCGTATGTGGAATGGTTCGGCATGGATGCTCATTAGCAACACTAGTGACGACACGGGCTGGATTCTTTGCCCCATTAGGGCTACGTTTGCAGCAATGGCTGGTATCGAAGCACTAAAGGTACGGCGTATCGGTAACACAGTATGGTGTAAGGGTGGAGTTCTCAACACCGGCCTAGCAATTAACGGTACGTTTGGTGTGGCCGATCTCCCGGCGGCTGTCGGTGGCGTTACTTTCGCACCGCCTGAGAACGATATTCGCGCTGCGGGTACTGCTTCTGGCTCGCTTACTGCTAGCCTTTTTGTACGCGGCGACGGTGTTTTTGAACTACGTACCGGTCCCTCACTTTCAGGTTACTACAAGGCAGAGAGAAGTTGGCTGATCGACTAATGGCTGATGAACCGAAGATTGCGAAGCACGCAGAATCTGATAAGCCGCAGGCTAAGGAAGTTGCTAACTTTCACACGCACGCGGACACGGACGGTAGCCCCAAAGCGCTACACCACACATTAGGACCGACACAGAATCAGGCAGCAGCGGGTAACCATTCTCACGATGGTGGACAATCCACGAAGCTAACTAGTCTCATGGAGGATATCACCGTAAGCGGTTCGCGTGGTGGCAACGCTGCGCTAACTAGCCTCCTGTCGGCTCTCGCCAGTAACTTTGGCCTAAAGGATACGACGACCCCATAATGGCTAAGCAGAAACCACTCAACCTGTCGGAACTTACCGAGACGATTAAGAACGGACTCGTCGATCAGGCGCTCCGTCCTAACGTATACGGTTATAAGCCTCACGCTAAGCAGTTCAAGTTCCATACTAGCGAGGCTCATACAAGGCTGTATATCGGAGGTAACCGTAGCGGTAAGACTGTGGGTGGCGCTGTCGAGTCTGTTTACTGGCTAATGAAGCAGCACCCGTATAGGCGTCTACCGCTTCCAGAAGGTCCCGTAAGAGGCCGTGGAGTAGCGGTTGACTTCAATTACGGTGTGGATATGATTATGCTACCGGAACTATCTCGGTGGCTACCACCTAGCGCGCTTAAGAACGGGTCTTGGGAGGACTCCTATGACAAAGAACACAGAACGCTTACCTTGGCAAACAAAAGTTTTATGGAGTTCCGCTCCTACGATCAGGACCTTGAAAAGTTTGCAGGAACATCGCGACACTTTACGTGGTATGACGAAGAGCCACCCAAGCATATTTTCAACGAATCTCAAGCGCGCCTTATCGACACGAACGGATACGCATGGCTTACCATGACCCCCGTTGAGGGTATGTCGTGGGTCTATGGCGATCTTTACGTGCCGGGTACTGAGGGTAAGAATCCCGATATTTCTGTCATCGAAATTGAAATGACAGAGAACCCGCACATTAGTAAGGAAGCGTCTGAGCGTTATCTTAGCACGCTATCTCCTGACGAAAGAAAGGCGCGTGAACGCGGTGAGTTCGTATCTGTTGGTGGCCGTGTCTTTAAAGAGTTCTCGCCTTCCGTTCACGTTGTCAGTGCGGCGCTCCCGCCGAAGCACTGGGAATGGTATCTCTCGCTTGATCACGGTTTTAATAATCCCACCGCCGTCCTCTGGCACGCGGTATCCCCACAAAATACTATCTTCACGTTTGCTGAGCATTATCGCTCTGAAATGACGGTACCGGAACACTCACAGATTATCCATGAGCGAAACGCAGCCTACGGAAAGCAGCCAGATTACTGGATCGGCGATCCCGCTATCAACCAGCGACAAGGTGTTACTGGAACGAGCATTAAGCAGGAATACGCGGATCGGGGCATCTTTCTTGCTGACGGAAACAATGATGTACTATCTGGCGTCAATAGAATGGTACAGTACCTTCGTGTCGACCCCGAACTCGGATACCCGCGATGGTTGATTGCTGAGAACTGCGTTAACCTTATTGATGAAATGCGTATGCTCCGTTGGAAAACTCACACGTCACGTAAGGCTCAGTTCGAGAATAATAAGCAGGAGCAGATTCACAAGAAGAATGACCACGCTTGTGACAGTTGCCGCTATTTCTTCTCGTTTATGCCTGATCTAACACCTCAAATGCCGACTGGAAATGATCTAGCAGAATTGCAGCGGAAGCACGCTACTACGCTAGGCGCAGTGAACGGTGTTGCTTATCCGGTACCACATGCTAATGAGCCTATGGCTGGATCGTGGGAAGAACTCATGGCTATCAGCGAAGCGACTCGTATTGATGATCCGCTAAAAACCGCTTGGGACACGAATATCGGATACGACTATAACACGTAAATGCATTGCGTGCGTTAGTTCAGTGCCATATACTGATAATGTCATCAGGGAGAGCCCCCTGTGTGCAAACAAGGAGATATAAAATGGGTGACACTACCCCACTTTTTAACCCGAATGACGGCCTTACTGGCCGCAACGGTGGGCCTTATCTTGATGAGGTTCAGGCGCAGCAGGACGAGGTTCGTCGTGCTAAGGTTGAGGGCCGAGAGCCTAACCTAGATAACCCCGGTGCTAACGCGGGTATTCAGCTATCTACGGCAGCGCAGATGCTACATACTCTCAACGTTAACAACAACCCGTCTATGGGTATTGCTACGAGCGATGCTCTAGCCAAGGCTTACTTTGACTCGTCTGAGTCTCAGGACGACAACGCTCTTACGGCGCGTGTTTTCGATGAGATTCCCGACACGTCTAAGCAGCCGACGCTACAGGACCTCGACGAAGTTACGTTTAACTCCACCGATCCTAACGCTCCGTCGTCCGACGTAGAGGGTGACAAGGATAAGGGCGAGCCTGACGTTACGCTCGTTGGTCCTGATGGTAAGGACGAGGACGCGGTAAAGGGCGACAAGGATAACGGTAAGGCTACCGCCACGGTTGCTAAGGCCGCAGACAGCAAGACCACCTCCACCAAGAAGTAAGGTAAGTATTATGACTGTCCCGTCTGTAGCAGAGAATGTTGCTTCTCGGTTTAAGTTGTATGAGCGCCCCGTCCTGAGTCCGGGTAAGTGTGCGGTGTGTGGGAGCGTCCACCGTGCAGTGCTAGATTTCGGACTTAACCTCGCGCGTTATGGTGCGGTAATGCTATGCGAGGACTGCGTTTGTGAGGCCGCAGAGAGGTTCGGTATGGTTCGCCCGGCTGAACTAGAGGATGCAACGCTACAGACGGGACAGTCTGTGGAAGAATATCTGACCCTCCATAATCTTAAGGTAATTACCAATGAACTCTACGACGCTTTCTCTGTGGCTTTCGGTGTGTTTTCTACTGTTCCTCTGCCTGATTTTAGCGATTACGCTGATAGTAGTGTGGGGCCAGTGGCGGAAGGAACAGAAGAAGTACGAGGACAACTTCAACTTGTATTCGCAGACGGTGAATCGGACGATTCAAAGTCTGACGGAGACGACGAAGCATTCCACCTCTGAGTTTAATCGCACTATTAGCCGAGCGCAGTCACTAATTGCAGCCGGCGACCCCTTATCTTTCCAGCAGATCGAGGCTATGACTGAGGCCCCTGTCGGAGAACAACTTCCGCAGGAACTTGGAGAATACGCCGATGCTCTGCGTGAGGCCGAAACTCGTGGATTTGTTTATAATCCAGATGATCTAGAGGATCTGACTTATGACGCAGACAGTATCAAGGACTTCATCGAAGGGGTCGGGGCCTCTAGTGGATTCCAAAATGGCGGCGGGAACTTCTTCAACAACCACGTCTGAGTCTCAGGATATCCTTGCCGAGTTTCAGAAGGTTAAGGAAGGTAAGGACCTCGTAGCGTGGATTAACGGTAATTACGAGAAGGCTAAGAGTGACCGTATGCGTTTTGAGCGCCAGTGGGCGCTCAATATGGCATTCTTTAGCGGCAAGCAGTACATGCAGTATATGCCTGCACAGGCTGGTAACGCGGTTGCTGGCCGTCTTTTTGTACCCCCTGCACCTTCATGGGCTATCCGTTCTATCACTAACCGTATCCGTCCTATCATTCGTACCGAACTAGCGAGGCTTACGAGTAACAAGCCTAATGCTAGTGTAGTTCCGGCTAGTTCCGAGGACGCTGACCTATTTGCCGCACAGGCTGCTGAGCAGATTTGGGAAGCAATCTACAACGGTAAGAAGATTCACGACAAGTTCATCCAGACGATGTTCTGGATGTGTATTTGTGGCACCGCCTTTATTAAGGACTGGTGGGACGACGACGCTTATGATAACGTAACGAAGAAGCCCGGCTCCATTATGTACGGCGTGGTAACGCCGTACCACATCTACATTCCCGATATCATGGAAACTGATATCGAGGCTCAGCCGTGGGTTATCAACGCTTACACCAAGTCTGTGGAGTTCGTTAAGACGACCTTTCAGAAGGACGTAGTTCCGACAGTCAATGAGGCTAAGAGTCCGTTTGACAACGCGATGCTACAGACAATGGGTGGAAAGAATGAGGCTAAGCCTGATTCGGTACTAGTTATCGAAGCATGGATTAAGCCCGGTACCTACGGTATCTTCCCTGAGGGTGCTCTAGTTACGATTGCTGGCGATCAGATTCTGCAACTAGAGGAAAAGTGGCCGTTTAGCCACAAGGAATACCCGTTTACTAAGTTCGATCACATTCCGACAGGAATGTTTTGGTCTGAATCTGTCATCACGGACCTTATCGGGCCGCAGCGTGAGTATAACCGCACGAAGAATCAGATCATCGAA